TAGATTTACCAGAAAGAGGACAGCCATTAGGAAAGGCTATAAGCCGTATGATTAAAAAAATTGAACCAGACCAGAAAAAAGCAGAAAAACTTCTTAATTTGCTCCACCAAGAAGAGTGGAGCGATTTTACTGGACCATTAGCTGGTAGAGTAATGGAGCATCTTAAAAAGGGCTAATTTATTATTTACTGATTCCTTTCACTAGGAGTTTTAAAAAAAAGGGGGACTTATTGCCCCCCTTTCTTCTTCGACAAGTAGGCTACGGCATGTTAGAGTCCTGGTGTGACTATGTAGTTAAAGTAATCACACCCCTTGTCTATAGTACATTTTCCGTTTGCCTTTTCTTTATCAACCCACTGATATAGTCTAGTCCTAATTACATTAGGGCTACTTTTATATTTTTCCGTTCTAAGCATCACCCCTAAACACCTATCATTGCTGAAGTTAGCGCAGTTGTTTCGAGCAACACTTTTAATTGCTGATTTACTCATTTTCTTTCCTTTTATCTTGGAGTTCATGTTCTACTATAAGTGAATCGATGTAAGTGCCTAATATATCGATATATGCATCTGATATTTCTGTTGCGATGTCGAACCATACTGCGTCATAATTTAGTTGCTTACCACTATATTTTTCAAGAGTACTGTATATTATGTTGACAACGCTTGTCTTCCTTAATGGGTCTATCATTTTTTCCACCTATTATGTCTAGTTAATAAATACTTTAATCTAGTGTGGGCTGGTCCTCCTTCTTGTATCTGTTCAGTTTTCAGCAACCCTTGGTAAAATTCTATTAAGTCACCTGGGGTCAATCGTGCTGAACCAGGATTACGAACCCACACTCCATCATATATCTTATTATCATTCTCAATCTTTCGTTGTTTTTCCCGTTCTTTCTTCATTATAGAGGTGTATGCCTTTTCCAGACTCATCATTGTCTTTTTTGATTCTATCACTTTTACCTCCTTTTGTTTTGTCTCCACTTAAGTTTGCCATTGAATATGGCGGTCCAAAGTCATTTGAATCTTCATCCTCTTCTAAACAGCTGTAACATGTTCTTTCATCTGTGTCCATTAAGGTGTGGTGAAATTTAAATTCGCATTTTATGCAGGTAAACTCCATAGTTTAACTCCCTTTACCATATGGGTGAGCTGATATTGCTTCTGCTATTTTATCTAAAGAACGTGAAACAGCAAACAAAGCATCTGGAATGGTGTCATCAAAGCCATTAGCTCTTGAACCATCCCATAAACTATGTGCTATTTCGTCTAACGCATTTACTATATTAGTAGAGGCCATACGCTCGTTTGTGTGTTCTCCTTGAAATTGTTCTGCTAAGTATGCAATAGAATCAGCAACTTCGTTTGTTTTTACTGTATTTTCTTTCTTCTTTTCCATTATATTTCTCCAATTTATAGGAGAGATGTTGGTGATATGCCATACCATTTCATTTGTCGCCTTATCTCTGACCACATACACGGTTCAAAATTAATACGATTTACGAAACCCCCATCTCTCCTATTATTATAGTATCAGTCCTTTTTCATCATTGTCATTCCAACCAGAACCTTGTTTAAGTTCGTCTATTAGAGCCATAATTTCCCTTGTAAGGGGCATATTATTTTCTCTATAAGCTTCGGAATGCAATTTATGAAGTCCAGACAATACTAGAGTTAATTCCCTTGGAAAGAGTGTTTTTCTGAAACGCTCTTCTTCTGGCTTTTTACTGCCTATTTCGTTCTCCATACTCTTGTACCGTATCTTCCGTTTTCAACACGAGTTCTAGATGTGAACTTCCTATTAGTTTTCACTGCTATACGGTTACAAGCTTGACTTACTAAGCCCTTCTTGAACTTGTCTTCAGGAATGAAAACTGATTGGTTGAGGTTAAGCTCTGCCAGAAAACCATACTTAGATTTTCTTCGCTTATGCCATGTTGTGTCTACTTCAGGTATAGGGATATTATCCTCAAAAGTCCAATTACTCATTAGTAACGTCCTCCCTTAGCGAGCTTCTTCATTACGTATACTCTTATTTCAGCAGGAAGCTCCTGTACTAGCTGAATGAGCATATTAAAGTCCTCTTCATCTAGAGGACCCTTTCTTGTATTACAAGTTTTGCAAATTAATTGGAGATTCTTTACAGAAGTTTCTCCTTTTTTAGATAGTGGGACTATATGGTCACATGCTATGGTTTTATAAGTGAGCCTTTTCTCACAATATTTACAATCATCACCATAAGAGCCATAGAACATTTTTCTTATTTCGTCTCTTTCTATTGAAAAAGCTACATCATATTCTTCACTTCTTCTCTTTAGACTGCTGTATAGTACACTCATCTTTGCAGAAAGTTTTTTATATGCTTTCTCCCAAAAGTGTTTATGTATGGGTTCAAGCACATTTTTAAATTGTTTTTTATCTAGCTTCATACTTTATAATAAGGTGGGGCAGGATATATGGATAGTCTCCAAAAACCTGCCCCCCTTTGGGCTATGCTGTAGGCATAAGCTCATATTCAGCATAAAGATTGCCTGTATAGCTTTTCACCTTGTTCATCTTAATGTCATAACCTCGTTTGTGTCTAAGGTCATATATGACAGCGGCAAGTCTGAAACAACCACACCTATTAAGAGCCATTTGAGGGTTTACTTTCAAACCCTGTTCTAGCAACTCCAATATTATGTCTGTTTGTGTTTTACGATTTCTAGGCATCTATTCCTCTCCTCGTATACTAAATGTAGATGTATTCCAGCTTTCCAAATAGAAAATGAAAAATCTACAAAGTTGTTATCAAATAATACAGCAAATTGTAAGAATCTGAATATAGTTATAATCATTCCTGTTTGAGGGAATGCTATATCTAGTATTCGTCCCATTAAGACCTCCTTACTCGCTTTACCTTCTGAATAAAGAAACCTGGTATATCTACACCAGAAGTAAGGTCTTTACGAGCCTTTTTCTTATCTAGAGATTCTACCATCTCTACTTTCTTGTATTCATCTGGAACAGCATCTTCATCAGATACTATTACTGGTCCGAAAGTTTCAAATAACTTGTATCTAGCTGTATTCGTTTCATAAACACCGTTTCTTCCAACTTCTTCTATAACCATAGGTATAAGAGTTTCATTAAAGTATTTCTTTAATGACGCTGTAGCTTTTCTCCTTACCTTTAGTCTCTTTATTTCATCGCTCAAAGCTAGAATCTCAGCATCTATCATATGGGTTTTCCTTTCAATACCCACCATAAATACATCTATGTTATCGACTTTGCGTTTAATCTGACCATTAACATTTTCTAGTGCATCTTCTATTGGTTCTTTATCCTCCAATTCCTGTTCTAATTGAACCTGAAGGTCTATGTACTCGCCTATAAGTTCTTTAGTTGTCAATTTCTGCATCGTCTTCTTTCTCTTTCAGTAAAGCTTCTACCTTAGGAATATCCCATCCTTTACTTCTTAATGCTTGTTTTAAACTAGTCGACAAAGGTCCTTTCCATGCTTTTGGTTTGCTACCAGAAATACTTTCGACCATAATTTGCGATTTAATAAACTGTTCAATTATATATTCCAGTTGTTTTCGCATACTACGTTTTTCTTTTTGAGCAATATTCATCAGTGCCATCTTCGTATCTAAAGAAACCTCTGTTTTTACAACATGCTTTTTCATGCTTCTGTTCTCCTTACTGGTAATCTGAATGAAGGTGTCCATTCAAGGTCTACATCAAATAAGTCACCGTCGCTATTCTTAAATAAAGACACTTTCTTTGTTGGGTCATCTTGAGTACCGTTAATTCCTATTACCTTTCTTGATGCGTTCTCTATAGCACCGCTACCTTTACCAGCATAAATATCAAGTATTTGATTCCTTGAATATTCTCTTGAAACCTGAGATATCTGTATAATAATGATATCTAGATTAACTGCTAGATTAGATAGAAAGTGACTTATATTTCGAACTTGTTCATATTCTCCTCTGTAAGATTTTCCAGCATCTATTAAGTCAATGTAATCTATGACCATAAGATTGGGCTGAAGTTCTCTTACCTGTTTCAAAATCATTTCAGTTGTTGGTGAGATTGTTTGAATATTAACATGCTCTAAATAGCTATTATACTTTTTAGAGACATACTTATTATTCCCCGTTACCTCCTCCTTTGAAAGACCGCTAACAATCTGTTGATTTCTACGGTGCATGTACCATCCACTAAGTTCTAATGAAAGATATAGCGTTGGCATGTGCCAATCTGTATTAATTGTATCATTGTGGAAATCATATCCAAGGACAATATTTTGAGCCAATGTTGTTTTATTTGCTCCAGTAGGACCAAATATTGTTACTAGCTCACCAGGATATATATCACAATCCTTATCATAAAGACCAAACATTTGTGCCAGGTTAATCATTCTACCTGTAAAATCAGATGTAAGCCTTTCTTCTAAGTCTTTCTGTAAATCCCGTGTTGTTTTAACATCTACTAAATAACTCTTGTTCTTATAGTAAATGCACTTAGGGTTACAAACTGATTTTAAAATTGTATCATGGCATCCATATTGATATCCATAGTTATATGTGGATTCGACCTTTTCCATAACTATCTCTGGTTCGAGTTGGTTATCATTCCAAGCAAGCAAGGATGCTTTAGTGGCATTACTTGGTATGCCATGTCTTTTAAAATGAGATGCTATTCTTAATAATACATTATTCCTAGTACCTTGTTGCGGTCCATTATTGTAAATAGTTTGTATACATGGTACAACATTGTTAGGCTCTGAAACATGTTTCATTGTCCTAATATCAGGCACATCAGTGTCTATTAAGTGTTCAAGACTACCATCTCCCCATAGGTCATGTTGACCAAATGACAGTCTTCTATCCTTAGCTAATTCAAGGATAGTATTAACATCTCCAAAAAGCTCATCTATTGTAAGAGGAACTTTATACAGTTTTGATTTTTTGTTTAATGTATGTGGAAGGCGTATGATAGAAGTCCTACTATAGACACTCCCATCTATTCTGAAATTGGGTAAGACATTATTTACCATTGTCTGCTTAACCATAAAAGGAAGGGTAGCTCCTGGTCTAAAGCCAAAACATTCATTACTTATTTCAATGTGGTATCCCGTACCACTAAAGAATATTGCAAAATTTCCATCTTTCAATCCTAATTCAGATTGTAGATGATATAAAATGGTTTGTGCTTGAGACAGGGTATATTCATTTGAATTTTGACCCTTATCAATATCAATAGGTATTGAATTAATATGTCTAGTTCCAACAAACTTTTTAAGCGTACCCTTCTTATTTATATAGTTTACAGCTTCTTCATCATATTGATATACAGATGTGTAAACAGCATCTTTCTCTCCACTTTCAAATACGATATCCCATACATCATTTATAGAAACGAGAGTCCCCCGTTTAGAGGGACTCCCGATTGCTATTTCAACATACATTATAAGCTAGCTAATCCGCTTCCTTGTAATGAATTACCACTTTGTTGAACAGGTAAATCTGTAGCTTCTTTAATTACA